AGACGCGGACGGTCCGCAACGGCAAAATATCTGTGCGGCGATCCGTATAACCGTCTGTTCGGCCCGGATCTGACGCTGGTGGGCCCGGCAGGACAGACAATGGGTTTATTATCAATTACTTGTTGATACGATACCGTGATTCGGTACCGTGAAATCGATGGGCTTCGTAGACACCGATAGGGACCGCTGGGGAATCACCTAGCCGCCCGGTCGATCCGCGCCTTGTAATCCTCGGCCATGATCTGGCCGGCAATTTCGGTGAAACAGCGCCGCTGGAAATCCTCGTTGCTGGGAAACTCCGCCTGGCACTTGTCCCTTAGTTCCTGCTGAGGCGACTTCGCATAGCCATCACCGTTCGGCCCGGAGCAGCCGGCCAGGAGGAGCAGTGCTGAGCTTATTCCTGCGATCTTCATACGCCACCCGAATCCATGAGCGTCATTATGGGTCGGCGTCTCTTATATCGCTATCCGTTCTGAAAACCAGACGAGCCCAGTCGACCGATCCGGACGCCATGTAATGGCAAGAAATGGCTAAAACCGACTTCGAATTAGCTGTTAACGAAGCCTGATGCGGTTATACGCCCTCGGCGGACGCCGCCGATATAAAATTCCCACTCACTGGTTCCGCGGTTGAAAACCATGTAGTCATTGGAGTCATAGGCTTCGAGCGGGTTGTTCCCTGAAAAGGTCGAGTAACGCGTTCCGTCGCGGGCCGTGCCACTCCGCCACGTCACACCTCCGGTTATGTCGCCACCTAGATTGTTCGCGAACCATGGCTCACAAGCCGAAACACCGGCCGGCGCATTGATCCCGTAGCGGCCGTTGTTTCTTACGTCGGGCCCGACAATCTGCAGTACGGTAGGGAGGCCGCTATTCATTCGAATGCCGTCACGGTTGTTCTTGTAGTAGGTGCCGCCTACGACCTGGACAGTCGCATATCCGAAATTCTGAACGAACAAGGCGTCCAAGGTGTTCGAGCAATTCCACGTGCCAACGAACGTACACCAGCCGGTTCCGATCAGGCTGTCGTTGAGGAGAACACCGTAGCCGTAATTACCATCGATTGAACAACCCTTGCCAAACATAAACTCGCGGTTCTGTACCCCGACCATGGCATTGTCGATTTTCACACCGCCGGATGTTCCCAGAAGCCCGCACGCAATGATATCTAGATCATCGATATAGACCCCGCCCAGGCCGCCGCCGAAATGCATTCCCCAGCCACCCATGCCGCCGATTTTGCCGTGGTGAAGAAATAGACCAGCTGCAGCCGCGCTGGTATTGTTACGAGCTGAGTTGGCTCTGATGCCGGTACCACGTCCGTGATAGTCCATGCCATGGATGTAAACATAGTCCATGCCGTCAAGCCATACGAGATCGAAAAGCTTCTCATTCCCGTCCTGGCCGCCCAATGTTACATCATTTAGGCGGCTACGACAGAAATTATATGCATGGATTCCACAGCCTCCTGACATGGTGGTGTTGGAATCAATTCTGAATCCTTCCAGAACCCAGTTGATCGAATTATAAGACTGGTTTCCAATTGTTATTACATCGCTGGTAGAACTCGCGCCATTATACATCAGCACCGACTGATAGTCGCGACCTTCAATAGCGATATTGCTTGCGGCTTTGCTCAGCGGGGTCGTGAAATTGTAAACCCGCGAGTCCAGGCGCCCGACGTAGCCTGACTGTAACGCTGCGAACCAGCGCGTGACAGCTTGATCATCAGTGGTGCTGTTCGACCCGGTATATCCGAACCGCTCTGGCGTCAGGCCAGACATCTTTACATAGTGCGTCAGCGGTAGCGTGACTTCGTTAGTCAAGCTGCTGCTGTGGCCAACCTGTGCTGCACCGCCTGCGCCAGCCAAGGCTCCAGAATTAAGCGGAGTGAACCCGAGGGCGGTAATAATTGCACTTTGTGTTATCGTTGCAGCACTCCCGTCCGCGCCCTTGATATCCGAGAGGGCGACCAGGTTGATCCAAGAGGAATCGCCAGCATAGCGCCACTGGATATGCGTTGCGCTTTTCTGAATCTCGACCTGTTTGCCTGGGTCACCTTTGCCGAATGGCACACCGTCGGTCCATTCGCCGGCCGGCCCAAGGCGGAAGTACAGGGTGCCGCCATCTACATCGGTAGCGATATAAGCGAACGGGGGCTCTTCGGCATCGTAAAGATCCCGCTCGACGAGCGTACCGACCTGGTCAACGGTGAATGATTGTCCATCAGCACCAGCCGAGCCGCGGATGTTGACCGCCTCGGCTAGGACGCTGGTCAGCCCGTCGGGCCCCACATAGGAGCCGATTGGAGGCTTGGTCGTACCAGGCGGACCGCCAACCCAGTCCGCGACTGTAAGAACGCTGCGCGCGCCGTCCGTATGGATGGCCAGGAGCGGCGACCAGCCGCGAAAGTTCTTGGCCAGTTTCGCTAGTGACGGGACGGGACCTGCATCAGTGCCCTGATCGAAATTGTCGGCACCGTTCACGATACCGTCGAGGCGGTCCATGTTGACCGCCGCTTTGGTGACTTTCGCTTGAAACTCGGTCGCAGTGGTCACGCGAATGTGTCTCCGGAAGCAGCGCCTCCGGAGATCAATATCATTTCATCCGAAAATATTCAACCTTATGGTGAAATTCACCCCTTCACAGTCGATGAGCAAACGACTCGATCCGGTTCAAGCTCTCGACGGGTGCGGCGAGCTCGGTCGAGCCGCCGTGTAGTTTCCCGTGCTCACTGATGACCTCATCGGCAAGTTCGAAAATCTGGAAACTGAAGCCCTCCCGGACTACCCCAAGAACGACAATATTCGTATGTTTGCTGGGTATAGAACCGTGGAAGAGGCCGTCGCTCACCGTGCCACTCACGATATGAAAGTCGTATTTTGCGCCGCGGATGATCGCATGGAGATCAATAACTTCATCTGATTCCGGAAACGCCGGGTTGCCACCATCCATCTGGATCAGCCCTGCGACCACGTTAACGACGCCATCCGCGATCGCATTCCGAACGCGACGTTCCTTCAGGTCCATTCCGGAATTATGTCCCATCAGAAGCCAAACGTCATCGACATCAAGAACCTTCGCGAGCTTCTCACCCCTCGCAGGAAGTGGTCGAGCTTCACCCTTCAGCCACTTCCGGATTGTCTCGTAGCTCACATCAACGCCCTGACTGTGGAGCTGCTTGCGCAACCATTGAAGCCTGCCGTAATTGAGCGCCGGGCAGTGGGGATGCACATCGCACGCATGTTCGAGCCGCGTTGCAAAAGCCGGATCGCGAACGATTGATGAAACGCCCATGGTAGTCCCTCTTAGGTATATCAACTCGTGATTGCAGCGATATGATAGCCTTTTGGGTGACTGTCAACCTACAGTTGAATTTATTTACACAAACGGTTGAGAGAATCCACTGCTTCGTGAGGTGAACGGGCGAGAATATAGATCCCGCCAGCTAGCGTCCATGCGCGCTCGTAGTTGGTCTGAACGGTGGACTGGCGACCGATGGCGGCCTTGATTTCGATGTCGACGGCGCGGCCGCGGAATGAGCCTTTGATGTCGCCCGACCCCGGCAACCCGAACCGGATTATACGGGCATCCGCCAATATCATCATACCGGGGACAACCTTCACGTACTGCCCTACCGGCGGCGTGACATTCCTGCCCTGCCATGCCTGCCCCGTATTGTTGCGATAGAACAATGAACCTGTAAGCTTGGACACCGCGACGAGGGTGTCATTCAGAATTTTCTTCTCCGATGCTCCGGACATCTCTACCTCCAACGTGCTGCCGCTACCGAACGGCCGCGGCAACGCGCCGACGCCCACTTGCCCGGCTCCGGGTAGCCTCGCGCCTCACCAAGCCGCTTGAAATCAAGCCAGGATTTACACGCCTTCTCCTCGCGCTCGCGTTGAGCACGGATACGACGCTTCATCTCAGCCTGTTCGAGTTTTTTGAGCTTCCCATCGGTAACCTCGACCTTACGGATTTGAGCTGGAAATTCGGTTCCGCAAGCGCAGGTTTTCACGCCAGAGTATGATACCCTGAAACATACGAGACACTGTCTAACGGGTGTCGCATCATCGTTACACCCGGATGCTGCCCGACGCGCCGCGCGGCCGAGCAGGCTCCACTCTCGATCCGAATCCGGGAGACCGAGATTTCGCGTGATCGCGTTACCTGCGTGGTCACAGATGACAGCCGGATCGGGCGGCCGAAGTCCGCGGCCACACCATTGCAGATGATTGACAAGCGATCGGGTACCAGCTGCGATACCGACATAGCGGATGTTCGGCACGTCATAGCCTTCGCCGAAAAGGCCAACATTGACGCCGAGCAGAAGGTCACCGGCACGAAACGCGTCGTCGAAATAGTCGCGCTGCTTGTCGTTCATTTCCCCATCGACGTGCATCGCAGGAATGCCGTGAGCATTGAACTCATCGGCGATGTGACGACTATGCCTGCGGTTCTGGGCAAAGACTATGCCTTGGAAGCCCTTGGCGAGCCGTAGATAATGCTCGACAACACTGCCCACGATCTTAGGCTTGTCCACTACCTGGGCCGCTGCCTCGCGCGCGAAGTCGCCAGCGACGCTCTTGACCCCTGTGAAATCTGGCGTGTCCGGCGCAAAATATTCGTACCGGGCGAGATATCCCTGTTCAATCAGCCAGGATACGGGAGGACCGGGGACCATCACGTCGAACTGGTCATCGAGGCCACGACCGTCGAGCCGTTCCGGGGTGGCCGTCAGTCCGAGAATATAGGCGTCGGGATCGGCCTCAAGTATCGCCGAATAGGTGTCGCTGGTTGCGTGGTGAGCCTCGTCGACGACGCGGAGGTTCGATGGGAATGCGTGCGACATGCGACGGATCAGCGTCTGGATGCCGACCAGGTGCAGCATGGCATCCGGGTCGTAATCGAACTTGGCGGCAATGAAGCTGTGATCGAGTCCAGAGCCTGTGAAGGATTTGCTCGTCTGCCTGATCAGTTCCTTGCGGTGGACCAGAAACTGGCTGTGCATGTCGCGAGCAGTGGTGCTGAGCAGTGCGGCTTCGGCCATCTTGGTCTTACCAGAGCCGGTCGGCGACTGCAGCAGGACTCGCCTGTAACCCTGGCGCATGTAAGCCGCGGCGGCGGTGAGCATGTCGCGCTGAAAGTCGCGCAACCATGGTGGCAGCAGCTCCTCGACGATCGGTACCGGAATATGCGCGATTGCTGGATTGAGAGTAGCGATCGAGAAGAGGAGCGCGTCGCGGGGGCTGAGGATCATACAGCGATCGCGAAATACGCCGGCGCTGACCACTTGAAGATCCTGACCGGCTTCACGAGCTCTGGGCGCTTGTCGAACCCTATGTCCATGAGGATCTCGCGTGCCTCGGCGACATAGCGATCATAATCTATGTCCGCAGGCAATTCGTCAGGTAGGTCCATTAGCGGCCGGCAGCCGTCCGTCTTCGAGACCTTCTTGTAATTTCCGGTCGTCTCGTGCGGCGTTTTATAGAGGATCTCTTCGCCGTCCTTGGCCCAGTAGTAGCGCACCACCTTGCCCAGATAGTCACCGCGCCAGGTGCCGCCGCCTTTCACGTTCACCACGGTGACGAAGTCCCGGATATCCGTCTGGGCGCGGATATAGTCCTCGATATCGGTGCCCTTGGTGATGAGCTCTACCACTGCGTCTGAGCACACGCCGGCGTTTGGGTTCTTCATCAACTGGGTTCTGGTGCCCTCTTTGTAGGGATTCGCCAGGGTGCCCTTGCGTTTGACCTTTCCGTCCTCGGTGATCGCGATATAGGTGTTAACGGACAGGCTGTAGAGGGACTGGTAGTATGTCGCCTCAAGGTTTATCCCGGTGTCTTTCTCCCACTGTCGCGATATCGCGTCGAGGATGTCGAGCTTATCGCGCGGGCAGTTGAAGACAACGCCGTCTGTGTTAGCAGATACAACCGGTATGCCTGCCAGTTCTGATCGCTCAATCAGCATGAGCAGGAGCAACTGCCCAGTCAGCGTGACAGTTACCAGAAGATGCGGTGCGTACAGGACAGAATAGGGCGACCCGCTCTTCCCGAACAAGGCCCCGTTTAGCGCGATTTTAAGACCTTCATTCGTGACAGTATCACCGCTGCGCTTGGCAATAACGCGGTCATCGAGCATCTTCTGAGCGACTGGTAGATAGCTCGGTCCACACGACTTCGGATATAAGCCAGAATTGATGATCATCGTCGGATAGAAGGAGGTCCCGTCCTGATCAACGAGCTGATTGTCGTCATCGGAGTGAACTGCTCGATTGGACTCAGTCGAGTGAAGTCCGCCGATACCCATGCGGTACGTGGAACCACCTAGCGTGATCTGTTTATCGGTCAGCCAGTACGGTAGATCGACCTTACCGTTTGGCTGGACGATGAAATCGGTCGTCCGCAGCCGCTCCAGCACGTCACGCAACTCGGCGGTCTCGAACCGCATGTTTGCGGGCACTTTGTATTTGAACATCGTACCCGCAGGTGTCTGGACTTTCTCGACCCGTTCGCCTGTAGCCTTCTCGACGCGGCTCTTGACGATAGCCTCACCAAGCTGCGAATCGCTCTTGGACATAAAGTTCAGGCCGTACTCGGCGCCCAGGGCGGCACGAAGCTCAAGCGCCGGTTCAAGCGCGTAGAACAGCTCCATCGTGCCGGCGAGGTCGTTGCCCATGTACGCCAACGTCTTATCCATCTCATCCGGCGTGAGACAGGCGTCGGGGCTGTACGGGAGATCCTGGAGCTTCTTGCTGTGCATCCGCCCCATCAGGGTCTTGAGACTGGCGAAGGCGTTTGGCTGCGGCTCGATGAGGTCGATGATCTGCCAGTTGCGCGGCACCTCGACGCCGAGAACTTCGCGGGCGTGCCAGTATTTCATTCCGCCGAGGATGATTCTGTCATTCGCCTGCTTAAGCGACGCATTCGAGGCGCCGCTGATCCACATCGCGATCATGGGTGCGTCGTAATTCTGAAAATTGTAACCGACGACAGTGTGGCAGCGCATGATGCTGGTGATGTGGGCGCGCTCTTGCTCTGTCAGCGGCTTCCGTTCGGAATGTTCATATACTACCGTCTTTCGGTCGCTCAGGCGAATGAAGCCGATTGACGCGAAGTTAGGATGGCATTCGGTGTCGCAGACAACTGTCTTGGCTGGATCATAGAAGGTCAAGCCGGGTCTCCGAGAAGATTTTCGAACGTAGCGGCAGGCACTTTGCGCCAGACATAGCCACGGTAAGTGGGCTTATGACCACTACAAACGCTGTATATGTTCTGCCATTTGAAGGTTGGATTGGCTGCGATAATATCTTCAACGCTGTCCCAACGGCGAACGAACTCCCCTGCTCTTGTGAACTGGAGAAAATCATTCTTGAGCTTCTTGGTTACCGAGACACTTCGCGCTACTGCACGGCGATTGGCAGGATCGGACCAATACTGCTTCGAGGCCGTACTTATCCGGGAACGCCACTCGTTACCGTAGCAGCCAAGCATGTGTCGGAACTTCGCGTTGGCGCGCATGGCGGCTTTCTGCGCGTCACTCCAATAGTTGCCGTAATTAGGATTGGCTGGACCGGTGACGCTTGCCGCCATAGTCGCGCGAGTCTCATCATGTACGATCATTCTGGTCGAACTGTCCCGGCGCAGATTGAAGCCGTGGGCTCGATCGCATGTCTTAAAATGATCAATCCAAAAAAGCTCGCGATCTGCGATGAATTGTTCATCAACCGACCGAAACGATTCTAGGATCTCAACCTTGAAGGCGACCCAACCGTACTTTTGAACAGCGTTCCAGAGATGGCGGTTGCAATCTTTAGGTCGTGGGGACTTTCCGAGCGTGTGCCGGTGCGTCCATATCCGGCCTTCGACCTTCACCGACTTGCCGATGTACCGTTTGCCGCTGGTGATGTGTCGGATGCAGTAGATACCAATCGTCATCCCAGCAGTCCCCTCGCTACGTCGGTCCCCGCGAGCCCGCGATCAAAGGCGACCCGGTCGGCGGCAATCCGGCCCATGAAATATTCGGGTTCTAGGCTGCGGCTGCCGCGCGCGCGGCCGTCCTGGAGATCTAGCCCCGCGTCCTTCATCGCCTGGGCGACCAGGGCGTCATGGACGACGATCAGTCCGTTCCCTGCCGGCTGTTCGGGCTTCAGCGCGCGAATGCGCTCAGCCAGGCGGTCCGCCATGCCGTCGAGGAACGGGAGAACGGTCCGGCGCTGGCGTGATGTCAGGAACCCAAGCGCGTCACCGACCAGGCGACGCTGCTGCCGGCGCATGGCGCCCGTGCAGATCTCCAGCATATAGCAGGCGACCTGAACCTCGTGGGCGAAGCCGAAGAAGCTGACCTCGGGAACCTCGCCTGGGCGGGCGCCCCAATAGCGCGCACCAGTGAGGTAGGAGACGGCCGCTGCGACTTTCCACAGCCGCGCACCAACGTGATCTTCATGACGTTCGCTGTGCCGCTCGAACGGCGAGCTACGCAGTTCAGCTTCGTCGAGGGTCATGTTATATTTTTCAAGCAGGCGCGCGAGCATCTCCGCAGCAGCGATCGCTTCTTCTTCGGTACAGCCGTTCCCCACCGTTTTCGCACGCAACGCACGAATGCGGGCGGCGATTTTCTCGCGCTCTCCGTTCATTCAGATACCTTCGCAGACGCTTCCGAACTTCATGCGTGTATTTCACCACATAGTTGTATTCCCCGGCAGCCGAAGCCACCGGGGTGTACGAAATCAGCCCAAGGGATCGTCGTCGTCAGTGGTGGCCGGAGACGCAAATGCGTCGTCCTCGCCCTCTTCTTCGTCCATGGCCGAGTTGGCGTCGACACGCTTGGCGCCGAATGGTTCGCCGTGGCGCTTATGTTGAACGACTTCGAGCGAAGCGTTGATGCGATCCGGGTTTTTGTCCTTCGACCCATCATACGCATAGATGCGAATGATCGCGTTGACGTAGCAACCGCCGTAGAGCAGCGCGTCAGCCGGGGTCAGCTGGCGGAACTTCTTCTCCCCGGTGCGCTGGTCGACCTCCTTACGCGGGCCAATCAGCTGCAGCGGGTTCGGCGCATCAAGCGATTTCACCTTCTTCTTGGCGCTGATATACATCTGCCCTTTGTAGCCGTCATAGAGCGGCTCGCGGGTGCCGTCGATCTCGGGCTCACCGTCGCGCATGCAGCGGCGCTCAGCGGGAATCTTCTTGTTTTGGCCAGGCCATTTCGCTTCACGGGCCGCCACCATTGCTTCCGTGACCGCCTTAATTTGGTCTGCGTGCGTAACCTTGTCGAGAAGAAGCACACAGTTGTAGCTGATGTCCTTGACCTTCTGGCCCGTATTTGGGTCGACCTTATCACCCTCCTGAACCTGGGGTTCGAACAGATTGTCGAAGCTCAGTCGAACGTCCTTCAGTTTGATCTCAATATTGGTGTCAGCCATTCTTCAGTCCTTCATTCTTCATCCATCGTGATCTCGACCGGCTTTACTGCTAGGCGAGCATCTGTCTCCGGGACCATTGAGTGTCCGTGCTGGCCGAACTTGATGTGTTCGGAGAGCTTCTCATAATCGTCGGATGAGATTTGCTTACGCGCTTGCGCGGGAGAAATCAACTTTTTGGTGAAACTTCTATCACCAAGAATCGGCACCAGCACCGCCTCGGCAGCAGCCTCATCTTCATATGTATCTCTACTGCCCTTCCGAGTGTCGACAACGCATTTGCGACCGGGCGTCGGCCGGCCGGCGAGCGCGTCCCTGAGTTCCTCATTCGCGAGTTGATCCAACCAGTGTTCGAGCATGGAACGATGCTGCAGGATGTAGCTGCGGCGCTCGGGCGTCATGGCGCCTGCCGGCACAATGGGATTGTCGATCATGATCTCAAGGTCCAGTTCGCTATAATCAGTGCCCAGCAAGGCGAGATTGAAGTCCTCGAACTCGCGGCATCCGCCTGCCGCGCGCTTACGTCGGCACCAGATGCAACCCTTCTCCGAGGCGACACGCGGCGGGTTCGGCTGCAGGGTCAGTTCGGCCCGCTCCCTGATCCAGTCTCCGAATGCCAGCAGATCGTCTAGCGTCGTGTGCCAGACGCCGCCGCCACCTGGGCACCGAGGCTGATCGATTTCGATGATGAACCGCACCGGATCGGTGCCGACAATCTGCTGGGCGATCGTCTGCCAGAAGCCGAGTAAGTAGAGCATCACTTGCTTGTTCTGGACCGGACTGATCGCTACTCCCCTGCCCCACTTCAGATCGGAAACGTAGACGATCCAGACGCCGTCGATTTTTACGATTACCGCGCGATCAAGCGTGCCGAACTGCCCAGGCAACACCCAGTGCGACACGTCGACCCGGTGTTCGCTGAAAAAGCGACCGCCCATGCCACGGACGCGGTCAATGCCAGGCTGCAGCAGCAGTGCATCGTCGACCGTCCAGGTGAAGGTCCAATCGTGCAGGCGGGTGCGCTGTCCGACGAAATCGAGCGCGTCGAAGCCGTAGCGGAGGCAGTCGTCAGAGATCCCGTGCGCCACCGTTCCTTCGGCCGCAACTTCGGTCGGATCGTCCGGCAAACCTCGGTTGGCGTTGACATAGTCGAGACATGTCGACCAGCCTTCGGCGCCGGACGGGCCGTGTGAGGAGTGCGCCAGCTCGCTGTCGAGGCGATCGTCGATCACAGGATCACAGGCTCCATCTGTAACCCCTTCCCCAGACCACCTCCACTGGCCACGGAGCGCCAGCATCAGCGAGCGTCTTTCGGATTCTGCCGAAGATGACGGACATCGTGTTGCTTACGTTATTCGACTCGCTACCAACCCTATCAGCGAGCACGTCCCGCCTCACAGGGCGTCCGTAGGAGGCTGCCAGGGTGTACAACAACTGCACATGGTTCTTGGGCAGGGTGATCGCTTCGCCATGAAACGACACTGCGCCGCGGGGATCGAGTATAAAACCATCGCGTTCGATCACCTGGTCTTGCTCAAGATTGAAGCCGCAATGAGGACAGTGAGCGGTCATGCGCAATCATCCCGCTGTTCGGCCTGCATCACCGCGAAACGATGGCGCGCGTCGATCACCGTCCGTTCGAGTATGCCCATCGAAATCCGCAGCGTGCGCTCGTTTGCCGAGAGGTTGCGCATCTCGCTCACTCGGGAGAGCAAGGTTTCATGATCTATCGTCATGACAACAGCTCCTTGAGAGCGTCGCGCCCGCGGGCGACGCGACTCTTGATGGTGCCGACGGCACATCCGAGATCCTGTGCGGCCTCTTCATACGAAGCTCCTGCACCGACCAAGATCAGCGCCTCGCGCATGTCCTGCGGCAGCATGGCGAGCGCCTTAAGCGTGTCGGCAAGGTCGACCACTGCGCCCTGTGGCGCAGGAACCCATGGAAGCGCGCTTATCGCCAGATCCTCAGTGCTGCCGCCATCCCAACGCTTGCGCCGCATCTGGGTGATGAAGCGGTTGCGCAGGATAGTTTGTGTCCAGGCAGGGAGGTTGGTGCCGACCTGAAATTTATCCCGATGCTGCCATGCTTTCCCCAACGTCCACGCCGCCAAGTCTTCGGCCGCGTCAAAATCGCCGCTGACGAGGTGCATGGCATATCGGATCAGCGGCTTGCGTTGTCCCGCAAGCGCGGCAGCGAAATCGCTCACTCGACATGCTTCCGATAAGCGTCTCTGAAGACGTTAGTCAGGGCGATGTTCGAGCCTTGGCCAGTCCGCGCAATCCACTCGTTCATCTTCCGGACCCATTGCTGTTGGGTATTCATCGAAAGGCGGTCAACGAACGCTTCCAGCTTAAAATCAGGATCTCGACCGTCGGTCGCGAGAAAGACGAACAGGCTGCGGAGAATTTGCCCGGCATATCGCAGGATGTTGCCGTCGAATGCATCCGCCAAGGCACTCAGACCTTGATCTATCGTTAGTGGACCGTAGCGCCTATAGGCTGATGCGATGCCCGGAACGCAGTAAATCATCCTTGGCTGCCAAGCCGTGTAATTGGAGTGCGGTGCGAGAACCAATCCTGATTTCTGGATCAGTGCCATGACTTCGGATGATTCGGCAGAACCTGCCGCTATAGATGCACGGAACACGTCAACTGAATTGAGTGATCTGCGTCTCTTGTTTAGCTTGACGAAGGTCTTCGCTTCGTCTTCAACGCTAGGTTGATCGAATATTACACAAGGTAGCCGGGGTATATCCGAGCGCATCTTCGCCGCTGTCAACCGGTGCTGCCCATCCATGACCGCGAGCGTGTCATCAGGCCGGCGGCCAACGGAAAGCGGCTGGCAGAGCCGCCAATCCCAGTCCTTCGCGATGTTGCGAATGAGTTCCTGGGATGAGCGGGCTTCGATTTTCCGCTGGTAGCTTTCGTCGACATACAGTTCGTCTAGCGCTACCCACTCCATTGCCGGCGGATCGCCTATGGCAGGATTGAAATCCGTCACGGCTTCAGCCCTCGATCTTAAGCAACACGTCGCCGCTGAACCACTCAGAGGATTCTGGCGCCATGTTTGGAAACATGATGAGGTACGAGGCATTGCCCTCCGCATACTCGGCTCTGCCGATGACGATCCCCGTTGCTCCGCTGGGGTGAAACCGCACGGTTTCCTTCAACTCGAACTCGAACATTGGTCGATCTCCTTCGGGAAGGCGGCTCAATTGCGCGCCGCCTACCGGAAGACCGGCCTCCGAAGAGGCCGGGCAACCTGCTCAGCCCAGCGGATCATCCTCCTCGGCAGGGGCTGCGCCGGCCTGCGCCGGATCACCGTCAAGATCGTAATCGGCCGACAGATCGACCGTGCAGCCGGCCAATAGCCGCCTGAAGAAGAACTCGGCTTCCTTGCGCTGGTCATCATCGAGCGTCGCATCTGGGCCGACCAGTTTGGGCGTATTGTACCGCGCGAGCAGCGACGCCATGAACTCAGCGCACTTTTTCTTCTGCGCGTCGGTTTCCGCGCGCTCGCGATATTGAAGTGCTACCTTCTTCACGTCGTCGTCGCTGACACTCCGCTCAACAACAGCTGTGGCAGCGGCCTCCGCTGACCCCGTGCTGGCAGCTTCGGCGGCGTTTCCCGCGGGTTCCTCTTCCTTCGGCTTGCGCGTGCGCGTTGCCTTGGGCGTCTCGATCTTATCGATCGCGGCCTGCTGCCCCGCGATCAATCGCTCATGGTTGGCGGCAAGGACGGTAAGTTGTGCCGTGTTGGCGGCGAGCGCCTCGATCAGCGCATCCAATTTGGCTTCGATGCTCATGGTGATCCCTTCGATCTCTGTACGTGCCCGCTGGGTCAGCGAGTCGGGCCACCTTAAAACACAGAGTTATTCCAATTTCAACCTTATGGTGAAATATTCCCACACCGAGGTTGATTTTACCCGTGCTGGAAGGTAGAACCGCCCCAGACAGCATCGGAGATTCTTATTCATGAACCAGCCCGCCAGTGTGAACCGTACCTGGAGCAGCGGTCCACTTTACAAGCATCTGGTTGCCGTGCTCCCGGCCTTTGTTGACAACCCCTTCTCCGACGATCCGGTGCTAAACGTGCAGAAACTGCGCGAGGCGACGGGGCGCAGCCATGAAGGCGTCTATAAGTGGCTCCGGGCTAGTCGGCTGACGGCCGCCGGCGCGAAGAAACTCGTTACCGTCGCCAACTCGGCCGAAAATCGCCGCGCGCTGACCGCCCTCAACCGGGAAATCCCGACGATCGATAGCTTCGCGAGATTCGTCTTCGCCGACTGAGCTGTTGATCGACGGGAGTACCGTTTTTATGAATTCGGTCGTCTCGATCGACGCCATTCGTCCGCTGGTCGAAGCCGGTTTCGCGGTGCATTGGCTGCATCCGCGCACCAAGCGGCCGATCGGCGATGAGTGGCAGCACGCCCAGGTGGCATCGCTCGCGTGGCTCCGGGCAAAACATCGCCATGACAACAATGTCGGCGTGCGCCTTGGCCAACATTCGTTGCTGACATCAGGTGGCTATCTTCACGCATTCGACATCGACATCCGGGTAGCTGACCTGGCCGACGAAGCATGGGAATCCTTCGATCGCCTGCTGCCCGGCGTCCGCGATACGCTTCCGTCGGTTGCGTCTGGGTCCGGTAGCACGTCCGAGCACCTCTATTTCGTTACCGACGCTCCATTCTTCGGCAAGAAGCTTGCCGTGTCCGAGGGGAAGCACCGCGGCGCCGACGGTAAGTGGCATTACGACTGGGAGATCGAGCTTTTCGGCACCGGTAAGCAGATCGTCCTCCCGCCATCGATCCACCCCGACACCGGGCTGCCGTATCGCTGGAAGCGCGAGTTCGACTTCGAGGGGATGGATTTCGGCCTGCAGCCGCACATCCCTGTCGATCAGATAGAGGCGCTGGGTGTCGCAGAAACCGCGGAATATGAGTTCGAAAAGCGCGAGCCGCTGGAATTCAAACCCGGCCAGCTGGAAGCCGAACTCGATCTTGTGCCGATCGATCGCCTCGACGACTATCATGACTGGATCACACTCGGCCAGGCGCTGCATCATCAGTTCGGCGGATCGACCGGCGGGTACGACCTCTGGATCGCTCATTCTAAACGCTCCGCGAAGTTCGAGGGCACCAATCAGCGCGAACTGCTCCGCAAGTGGCGCGGCTTCGGCCGCAACCGCCGGAAGCCGGTTACCATGGCGTCGGTCCGACTGTGGGTACAGGAAGCAAGGTCCGCCGCTCTGCTGGCGCAGTTCGACGAGGTCGAGGACGAAGAAGACGACGCATTTGGTAATTCGGGTGATGCGCTCGCGGATGATTTCGAGACACTTCTTGGCGGAAATGAGCCAGAAAAGACCGATTCTCAACGTGACCCTTTCGATGACGATGTTGCGGCGGCGCTAGCGACCAGTCCTCTCGACTGGGTTTCACTGCTTGACCTAAACGAAGAAGGCGCGATCAAGCCCACTTTGCATAATCTCCGCTTGATCGTGGAGAATGACGTCTGGACGAAAGGTGTTGTGGCGTTCAACCAATTCACCCAGGAAATCGTCCAGCGTGGTCAGCCCGGAACGAAAAATCCCCGCCGCGCAAATTCCGCGAAGAAGCCGCTCCAACTCGACGGCGAATCATGGGTTCTGCGCGATCGGGTCAACGGAGATTTTTGGACAGAGGACAAGGACAACGCGATCCGCGCTCTGATCGAAGCACCAAAGAGCCAAGGTGGATATGGTATCAAGGTTCCAGACCGAGATCTGCGCGCAGCAATAGACATCGCCGGCCGGAAGAACGGCTTCCATCCTGTCTGCGAATATCTTGAGGGTCTCACCTGGGACGGGGTGCCGAGGGTGCGCACGCTTTTTCAGACCTACATGGGAGCGCCCGACGACGCCTATCACCGACAGGTCTCAGAAATCATGTTGGTGGCCGCGGTCGCGCGCGTCCACGAGCCCGGTGCGAAATTCGATACCGCAGTCATCCTCGAAGGCGTGCAGGGTAAGCGAAAATCGACCTTCATCTCCATTCTCGCGAAAAACTGGTTCGTCGAGCTCGACTGTGACGTGACCGACACACAGGCCGTTGTCGAGCTCCTGCAGGGCGCCTGGTTGGTCGAGCTGAATGAATTAGGCGGCTTCACCAAGGCCGACGTGCGTCACGTCAAGGCGTTCATCAGCCGGCGGTCTGACAAGGTGCGCCTCGCCTATGCCAAACGTGCACAGGAATATCACCGGCAGTCGATCCTCGTCGGCAGCACCAACGACGATGTGTATCTGCGCGACTCGACCGGTGGGCGCCGCTTCCTCCCCGTCCGCTGTTCAATCGAGGGTGAGATCGACACAGATCGCCTGCTTGCCGAGGTTGATCAGTTGTGGGCCGAGGCTCTGTTGATCTATCGAAAAATGCGCGAGAATCAGCCGCGCGGCACGTTGCCACTGTATCTGTCCGACGCCGAAGCCCGCGACATTGCCGAGAGGCTGCAGGAATCGCGGCAGGTCGAAAGCAGTGAGGATGCAATCGCTGGCCAGATTGCCGAGTGGCTTGAGCGACCGGTATACACCGGTTCCATCGACGATCCAATGGACGGCAAAGTCCGTAACGAGACCTGCCTGCTTGAGATCTGGTGCGACTGCCTCGACCGCGATGCCGCCCAGTATACCGGCATGTGGCCAGCGGCGCTTGGTCGCGCGATGCGGATGGTGCCGGGCTGGAGGGAAAGCGCTCGGAGGCCCCGCTTCGGTAAGTATGGGCAACAGCGCGCATTTGAGCGCGTTGGTTGGGTGAGAGACCACCTGCGACTGTGAAACGCATTCGCTACGTCGAAGGGCGACCCTGCAGTTCATGCGGGCGGACGAAACGCCTCGCTTCAAATCGCCGGTGCGTCTTCTGCCTGTTTTGGGATGCCTGTCGCGTAGTCGAAGGTGAAATCATCCTGTCACGCCGCGAAACCGCGCGCGCCTGGAACACCTATATGGAACTCGGTCGGGATTATCGACATCGAGAAACTGCGCGACGGGGAGCTAACATTCGAAGGGGCCGTATGGCTCAAGCCGCAGGCTCATTTACGAGCGCTCAGGCGGCCGCGATATTGAAGCTCCAGAACGGCAGGTGCGCCTATTGTGATGCCACGGTGAATTTGCATCTAGACCACGCAATTCCACTTGCCCGAGGCGGTTCTAACTGGCCTTGGAATTTACAATGGCTGTGCGCGCACCACAATATCTCGAAAGGTGCTCGCACTGACGCGGAGTACCGCGATATCATCGGACTGCCTGCGGACGAGCCGGTCAGCCTGCAAATTTGGCGAGAATTTTTCAGGGTTTCCCTGGTGCCGATTCTGGGCTGAATCAGCCGAAAAAAAAACCTCCGAAAAACTTCGGGAAATTTTACCCGGAATCGGCGAAAACGGGCTGAATCGACCAATTTAGTGTGACAGCCCATAAAATTCGGCGATCCTGTCACAGGGCTGTCACAGCACCGTCAACCTCAATTTCTCCAGGTTTTCCGCGGTTTTGCGGAACCTTGTGACAGGTGTGACGGAAATACCGGTCTCCCTATAAGTTCTCCTCGTGCAGACCCCTCCATGGGTAGCCGTCAGGCCCCTTGAATCGTCGGTTTTGGGGCTCTTGCTCAACGACAACTTATAGAAATGCTGTCACTCCTGTCACAGTTGTCACATCATTTATAAAATCAATGACTTAGCAGGTGTGACAGCCCTGTGACAGCTTTTACCCTGTCACAAAATTTGGAAAAAGTTTCAGAGGTCGCCGCGATCGAAGGCTTTGCACCCTGGTGTGGTTTGAGATGTCTGGAAAAAAGGGGCTCAGCGCCCCGCGCCCGAGCCACAGACACTAACTGGGACCCGTGGGGACCGCTGGGGAAAACCAGCGCACCCGCAACGCCAGCGCACCCGCAGCTCACCAGACACCAATAGGGACCGCTGGGGAAAAGCAGCTAGCCAGGCTCAGGGTTTCCCTATCGGTCCCTAGCCGTCTCTAGCGGTTGATTATGTTTCACTATTTAGTTGAATATGCGCGCCAGTTATGGTGTGATGATGAGAACACTAAGGAGTGATTCGATCATGCGTAACTGGGCAACCCGCGAAGCCTATGGCACCCCGTCACCTGGCGCCTTCGAACTACCGGATGATGGGTTCGCCTATGGTCCGGTTTCGATCGCCTACATATTCGGCAGGCGCCCCCAGGAAAGCGTGCGGGAATATCATCTCGACCGTGCAGCTCGGAAAAACGAGCGCCCATAGTTTCAACTTACCATAGGATATTCAACCGTGGCGAAACGCAAAAAGATTATCCGTATGATAGTGGAGGTGTCCGCACCGCAGTGGTTAACGGCCGCCCAGGCGCGCCGCGAAGTCCGTGCGCTGATCAATGATCAATGATCAGTGTTTCTATGGGCACTGCGGCGCCGCCTGGGCGACGGAGGAAATAGGCGACGATAATTTCCGCGCTCGATCGGTTCGGGCGGTTCCTGAAGCCGCGGCGCGCGCGCAATGAGCATCGCCCCATGGCGCCGCGCCGCCATCCCCTACGTCGCATGGATATCGCGCGTCCTGACATGGGCGGCCGTGTCGCTCTGTCTGGCTGCTTTCGTGATTATCCCGATCATAAGATCATAAGGAGCCTGTGAAATGTCGAACCTGGACGATTATGCCGGCCACGGCGCGGCACAGATTTACCGCTACCATAGGCAACGGTGCACCCCGGCGGCCGCGCTGCAGGCGACGCGCGTCAACCTGATCGCGGGCACGTCGCGCTATCCCAAATGCTCGAATAAAGCGGGCGCCCCGTTCGGATCTAGCCGGCTGCGGTGGATCGAACGCCCCGAGGATGCGGGATTCCGGTTCGTCGGTTTCGCCGATGAGATCGCGGGCCGAGCGATCGACCATACCGGATGGTATACGCATCCCGACGGCGATTTTGGCGGAACGCTGCGCGGCGCGATCTACCAATTGCCAGCCAGGCGCGGCCGCGCTCGCTATGTCGCGGGATATCAGGAAATTGGTTTCGGCAGTGAAGGCGCCGCGCTCGCATTGGGAGAGATATTTACAGGCGAACCGGGCGGCATGGGTGAAACCCCATATCGTGGCCGTTACGCCAGCACCTACGGCGACACATTTGGCGCCCACCGTGACGCCGCATTCCGCGCCGATCGGATAGCCGAGATCTACGCGGAAAGAGAGCGCGAATATCAAGAGGCATGCCAACAGGCGGCGCGATGGGAAGAAGCTGCCGAGGACATGAAGCGCGAGCGCGCGGCCGCCCGTCAGCTCGTCCACGATATGCGCCAGGCGATCAAAGCCGGTTTAGCCGCGGCGCCAAGTATCTGCAACGCGCTACGGTCCGAATTGCGGCGCCGGCTCGATCGGTGGGAAGAATTGCGCGAGGAGCGCCGCGATCTGGCCGATAATTTCCATTATGAGCGCCAGGATATCGCGGAATTCGCCGCAGGTAATTTGTAGTAACGGTTTCACGTTTTACGGGAGTTATCAATATGCCTCGCATATATGTCGCTTGCCTCGCGAGTTATAACAACGGCCGGTTGCATGGCGCCTGGATCGACTGCGACGGCAAAGACGCGGACGATATACAGCGCGAAGTAAATCAGATGCTGCGCACCTCACCCTATCCGAACGTAATGCGGCGCCAGTGCATCGATTGCGAATATATTCAGGATGACCGGGGCGCCGATGATACCTGCGATGAATGCCGCGGCGAACTGTCGCCCGCGTTCCCCTCCGCTGAAGAATACGCGATTCACGACCATGAGGGCTTTAGCAATCTGATCGGCGAGTCCACGTCCTTCGAAGACGTTGCTCTGATCGCAGCGGCCCTAGATGGCGATAACGCAATGGCGTTCAAATGGTTAATTTCAGACATTGGCATGTCCGCAGCGGATGCGGCTGATAAAGCTGACGAAGTCTGTATTTGGGAAGATGATCGCGGTCAGTGGGACGAAACAATGCTGGCGGAGTATGCGGAAAAATTCGCGAACGACTGTTATGATTTGCGCGAAATTCCCGAGACATTCCGTAATTATATCGATTGGGAAGCAATGGGCCGCGATATGCGAGCAGGCGGCGATATTACCCTGGCCGAAATTGACGGAAGGCGGTTCATTGTCACGAACCCGTCCGAATTCTGATTATAGTTTCACTATATTGTAGGAATTAAACATGTATATTTGGAAAACCCCGGATAGTTACGCCGGTTATAATCCAGACGGCCATATTCTTGTCGTTTCAACGTGGCGCGACGCGGACGCACTGACGCGGACGAATTGGGACGCTGCAATTACGCGGTTGCTGAAAGCCGCGAACCTGGAAGCCGTTGGAAGCCTCGAAAGCGAGCGCGGCGGATGGTGGAACGCACCTGATCCTGCAAGCGCGCCAATGATTTACCAATGGTCGGCCTCACATTGGGCAGGCGGATGGATTCAATATCTCATGGTCCGGCCGGACGCGCCGCAAGCTGTGCTCGATGAATGCCAGGCAATTGCGGACGATTTGGCAGCCTATCCCGCGCTCGATGAAGACGCATGGTGCGAGCTCGAATATGAAGAAAATTCGAACCATTGGCGTGATTCAAGCGTCCGCGATCGAGCCGATATCATCAAGCATAGCGGTTCCGACGCTTCGATATTTGCCGCGCGCCGCGACTACCTGCCGTCCGACAATGGCGCTGTGGAGCAATATTTGAACGGATAGGCCGCCGATGATGCTTGCTTATTGTTTCAACCGTAACGTGGAGATTCAACCATGAAACGCCTGCCGATTATTTTTCGCGCCGATAAATCCGAGGTCACTGCGATTTTCCCGACATTGCCGCACGATTATCACGGCCGATTCATGACCTGTTACGCCCACGTCGGACAGCATGGTTCCTGCTCGCTCGATTGGTATCGTGGCACGCGGCCCGCCAAGCCGGCGGAATATGCGGACCTATTAGCCGAGCTGCGCAGGATCTATTCGCGGCCCGGCGATCCGGACGCGGTGGAATTAGTTATCTACAGCCGCATAATGCCGCAGCATCGGGCCGCCCTGCGCCAGGCTGTCGCCGGATATCAGACCGCGGTGGCCGGCGAGTCCGCATGGGTGCAAGGGCGCATCGGCGAGTCCGTCGCATGATATTCCAGCCAATCGGGCGCCAGGCACCCTGGTCGCCCATAGCCGCGCTGCGGACCGCTATCCGGGCATATCAGCGGCGCGAAATAACGTTATCCGAGCTCAAGGAAATTACGCTCGAATGCCGCGATTTGTATGATTGGCAAAGCGAAGCCATGAAGGCATATTGTCGCGACGATAACGCGACAGGTGGCGAGTAATGCCGGCGCCCGGATTTATCATTGTTGCGTTGCTTATCATCTGCGTCGCGAGCTCCACGCGCCAGGCACGCAGTGAAGCCCGGCAACGGCTGAAGCGCTGGAACCCGATTTTCTGGAGCGCCGCGCTCATCTTATGGGCGATTATCCTGATACCGGAGTTATTCCGCCACCGCTGACGCTCCGCCACAGCAACGTCATCTAAACCCGCCGGGCAACCCCCTGGCGGGTTTTTTGTGCGCCCCAGGTTGACCGACCCGTTCGCCGCGGCGGGCCGCTTTCCGCGATTGATCACGGTCAGTGGGGCGCCCGGTTCCCACATCTCTTCTGGCACGCCAGCTAGGGCGTGAACCGTACTGTGCCGCTGTGATTGCGGCGCGTGGGGAGGCTCTTCCCACCTCGACCGTGAAAACCGAAGACCGAGGCAGTGTGCGTCCATGGAGAGGCCGCCCCGGTTCGATTGGTCCCGATATATCCGAAACCACGCGTCCCTGCAACCGGACTCCGGGACTCGAACCTCCTCGATTTATTCCGGACTCCGGGACTCGAACCTCCTCGATCTATTCCAGACTCCGGGACTCGAACCTCCTCGATTTAGTTTCAACTTTTTGTTGACTTTCATGCTACGACTCGATAGCAGCAGGTATGATGAACCGTTCGGAGCGCGGCTGCGGGCTACAAGAGGTGGTGAGAGATGAGTGACGACACCCCCATGACCGAAGCCGAGCGCGGTTATTCGAAGGGCTACGCTGCCGGGCAGAGACGGATCGCAGCCAACATGACGAGGGAAGAACGACAGGCCGCCCGCGACGAATTCCGACGCGCCGTCTTTCTCGCGGTCATCCCGCACATTGGCGACGAATGGAAGCAGGGCGAAAAGCATATCAGTCTCGATGTCGCTGGCAAGGTCGAAATCGCATGGGACTTCGCTGACGAAGCCATGAAGAAAGCGAGGCTCCCATCATGACCGACCATGGCGACGAGTGCCCCTGTGATGAGCATGGGGAGACGGCTTACGGCATCGAGAAATGCACGTGCGGCGACAAAGCCTGTAACACCTATTGGCTGACCGGCATCGGTAGTTTTTGTCAGGGATCGGGCTTCAAGAAAGATGAGGCGGAACAAATTGTCGCCGCCCTCCGCCAAGGTGAAGTCGACCGGGCGCGGGTTGTGGAGTTGGAGGCTCTGTGCCTGGCCCTCGAATGTGAGGTGAGCAATAGTGCTGCTGACAAGGCCGCAGCCGAGGCCCAACTAGCCGAGGTGACGAAGGAGCTTGAGGAGGCGCGGGCCAAGATGCGGATGATCGTCTCGCACGCATCCGGTGGATGGACACAGGACATCGAACAATCGACCAACGACATCTGTGTGCAAATCAGCGCCAACCGCAACACGGTCTACGAAGCTGGTATCGAAAAGGGACGCAAGGAAGCCGAATCCCGCCTCAGCGAGGCGGTTAAGGCGTTGGAGGATATCGCCAGCGGTCGAGCGTTCCGTCAGCAGCGGTTCGCCGAGGACGATGACGCAGACTATTTTTTGCGAGCGCAGCGCTCCGTGCAGAAACTCGCAGCCGAGGTCGTGAAGTCGACCACGCTCTCTCAGCCCGAGGGTGGGGAGGAAGCATCTTATACCGGGTCCGACTGGCGGCTGCACGCGCAGCAGCATCAGGCAGGGTCGGAGACTGGAAGTGAGCAGCAGAGCGGCCATGGTAACGCTTCTGCCAGCATGGACAGTTTGGAGGGTTCGAATCCCTCTCCCGGTGCCCATCCCGGCGATGCAGGGAGCGAGGGGTGATGATCTGTTATCGTGACATGACGTTCTGTGCCGCTCAATGCGCCACGAAAGAATGCCCCCGCCAGTTGAACGAACGGCAACGCGAAGGTGCGCGCAAATGGTGGTCACACGATCCCAATAATGCACCGATCGCGGTTGCGGATTTCCACCATAACTGCCCCGATTACGCACCGGAGAGCCGGATATGACCAACACCCCTGATCTCACTGTGACGCAGGAGGCGAGAGAGCAGATCATGCGTATCATCGGAAGTGTCTGTTATTCCGAGCGCTCGATCCCGCAGGCTACTGATGACGTTATAGCCACCATCCCCTCCCGCCCAGAAGCGCAAGCCAGGGAATTGGTCGAGCGGTTGCGGACACAGGCTGACAGCGCAGATGAAGCCTTCATGTCGCGAATGGGCATCACCTCAGTCGAGGCAGCAACAATGCGTCAGGCCGCCGACCTGATCGAAAGCTTGAACCGCAGCAAGGCGCAGGTTTTGGAGCGCCACAGCCTCGCACCGCGCGACGGCGGGGAGGATCAGGACACGCGCGACAGCATAATCGCCGGCATGTGCATGACCTGGGATCACAGCTTCGGCCTGATGTCCGGCGACAAACAGAATGCGCTTTGGTCGAGCATGAGCCAGCTATACGAGCATGATGTAAAGCCTGCGATCGACAGGGCCCTAGCCACCCTCGACCGGGGGAAGGCGCAGGTTCGGGATGGGGCGCTGGAGGAATGTGCCTTGGCCTGGGAGGCGTTCAAAGGGCCATATCTCAAGCGCTTCGGCGGTTGGGGTGATGGCGCCGCGATCGACGCCATGCAGACGCTCAACCGCGTTTTGATGCCGATCTCGACCGAAATCTGCGCACGCCGCGAGGGGAAATAGGATGAAGGTCACAAGGCTCAAGCGCGGCTACCGCATCAACCTGTCCGACGCTGAGTTCGAAGCGCTTGAACATCTCGTCATGCTTGGCAAAAGCGACATGGAAGGCGCGGATGAACAGCTTGATTTTCTCAGCCATCGAGCCCGCCATGCCATGGAAAAGTATTTCCTGTCAGGCGACTGTCTGGCAATTGATGAGGATCGGCGATGACCCCGCCCGATCTAGCCGCCTTGGTGCGGGGGCTCAAAGCCGACGAGATCAACTTTCTCAACCGCGTTGCCCAGGAACCGTCATGAGACTCGCAGTCACAGGCTCCCGCCAACACGGTCACGAGCGCCGGGTATTTGAAGCGCTCGATATCATTCACGCTGCAGAACCTGTCGACGTACTGATCAGCGGACACTGCCCAAGCACTCGCTATAAGCCACGATCGTTCGACATGATATGCGAAGATTGGGCGCACGCCCGCGGCATCCCAGTCGATGAGTATCCAGCCGACTGGGACAATATCGATGCGATGCCGTGCCGAATCGAGATCAACGCGCGCGGAAGGCCGTACAACAAGCTCGCCGGCATGAACCGAAACCACAGGATGCTGATGCTCGGAGTCCCACACCTACTGGCAGTCGGTCCGATCAGGGGCCCAGGCACCGAGCATTGCCGATCCCTCGCACTGAGCCGAACCTTCGAGATCCCGATCATCGACATCGACCTGTGATTGAATTTTCACCAATTTGGTGATATACACGCCACATGTCGATACAGACGCTCAACAACTCAGAATCCAAGCTATCGTTCAGAACCAAGCTGAACGCCATGTTCACCGAGGTGTATGGCGGCTCCTTCCTGAGCGCAGGTAGCCTCGGCGCGCTATCGTTCGCTTTTAGCGTAGATGTCGATACCGGACTCTATCGCCCTGCCTCAAACTCGATCGGCCTGGTCGCAGGCGGAACAGAAATTGCCCGCTTGACTCTAGCCGGCTTTGGGATTGGGGCGGCACCATCCTACCCGCTTGACGTTGTCGGCGAAGTGCTCGGACCCGTGGTCGCGAGGGTGAACAACCTCAGTGCCGATGCGAGCGCGATCAGCAAATTCCGCGGCCAAACCGGATCACCGAACAGTTTCTTCGATCTACTCATCCAGGACGGTGGCGGCTCGGCAACCGTCTATCTTCTGACAGGTTCGGCCGTAGGAGCAATCCGCAGCCAGGCTGCCGCCCATGTCTGGCAGGATCAGATAGGTACCACAGAATTCGGGCGCCTGACGGCAAACGGTCTATCCATTGGAGTGACGCCACCCCCGTGGAACAGCGCGGTCAACGCCCTTACGCTCACCAGCTATCTGGCCTTCACTGGGACGACCGGTAACATTACCTCGAACGCCTATCTCGCGACTGGTAATGTGTTCAAGTATATAGGCTCCGGCGCCGCAACCATGCTGCAGGTTGGCAGCGGCAAGATTGATATGTACGTCGCGCCCTCGGTCGGCAGCGGACCCAACCAGAGCTTGACATGGACCAGAGTATTCGTAGTCGATGACAAGGGTAATGCGGGATTCGGCGCCAACACTAGCGCGACCCGCACACTCTCTGTCTCGAAGAACATCACGGGCGGATCAACGATCCATGGAATTGCCTCAGAAGGCGAGATCCAGACGGATGTCACGAACAGCGCTTATCTGTTTTCAACTACCGCAAAAACGGCACCTTCAACGGCTATAGCCGGTAGTTTGGCCCATTATATGGCCACGCAGGGTACGTTTGGATCTGGTTCGACGGTTCTCGCGCAATATGGTTTTTACGCTGCATCTTCGCTAACCGGCGCGAGCTACAATTACGGATTTCGCAGCGACATCGCAGCAGGTAGCCAGAAATATAATTTCTACGCCAACGGCACTGCAATGAACGTCTTCAGGGGCAACACGCGGATCGGCGGTGGTGCCGACCCCGCGAATACCCTCGATATCACCGGGTCGCTCGGACGCGGCACCCCTGTTGCAAAGACTGCTGACTTCACCGTCGCGGCAACCGACAGCTGGCTAATCAACAACAAGTCGGGTTCGAGCTGCACCGTCACTCTGCCGACCGCTTCGAGCTTCACCGGCCGCGAGATCATGATCCAGAACTATCAGGCCCAGACGGTCGTCAGCGCCTCGGCCAACGTGGTCCCCATCGCCGGGGGCGCAGCCGGCACAGCCATCCTGGCGGCTGCGGCGGGTAAGTGGGCCGTCCTGGTCAGCGACGGTACCAACTGGCTCATCACACAGGCTGGTTGATTATTTTCACCATTATGTTGATTCCATATTGACCGGCAACGGGCGATTCGCTAATTCAACCATAAGTTGAAATTAAGGGGACGCCACAATGGATGATGGTCAGAAATTCGTTACCGATCATGCCGGGTTTGGGCCGCTGACTGTGCCAATTCCCCTGACGCTGATGGCATGCGAGATCCACCAGGATAACATCGAAGCCGGGTGGTGGAAGCAGGAATGGGTCAATGGTTATGGCGATGAGCCGGGCCGCTACCACACCCTGCCGCGGAATATCGGCGAACTGCTCTGCCTGGTCCATAGCGAGATCAGCGAAGCCTATGATGGTTGGATCGCCGGTAAGCAGGACGACAAGCTGCCGCACCGTCCTGCCCTGGAAGTCGAACTCGCCGACACCGTCATCCGGGTGCTCGATATCCTTGGATTTTATGACGTTAATGTCGACGCGCTGATCGCGATCCACCGGCAGGAACCACCTCGCGGCGGGGCATTCTGGTTCACGTTGATGCACAGCACCGTATCGAATGCGATGGAAGGGTTTCGGAAAGGGAAGCAGGAGGTCGGCTGTCTCAAGCTGGTATTGCTGCTGGCGACCATCATCGACTGCTCGATAGCGTTCGACCTCGACCTGTGGACCGCGGTAGCCGAGAAGCGGGCCTACAACGCCACGCGTGCCGACCACAAGCCGGAGAACCGCGCCAAAGCTGGCGGCAAGCAGTTTTAAGCCACGTTTCACCATATTGATGAAAGTACTGATACTATGAGCAGTTTCGCACGAACGCTGCAGCGCCGGTTCGCCAGGTCCGCGGAGGATTATGAACCTAAAGTGCAGCCCGTCCGCATGCTGAAGGACGGAGGCTACGAGACGCTGCGGCCAACAAGCGGGTGGTACAGGATATCGGGGCGCCGATTACTCGCCCAGCGAAAGCTCGCCGTGCTCCGTCAGATAATTGACCTGAAGATGGGCAGGATCGGCTGATGCCAGTCAGGGTCAGCACGATGAGCCAGTGGCTATTAGCGGCTATCACTGGTGGATTGCTTAGCGGCATCGTGACCGACTGGGAATCGAGCTCGATAGGCTTCTTCATCGGAATCGTGTGGACATCGGCCATAGCCTATCTTGGGAGCAAGATCCCGTGATCCCCAAGATCTTAATGGTCCTGTTGCTCGTCGGCCACGCGGTCGGGACACTGCAGCTCGCGATCCGCTCACGCCAACGTTACCGGGGAATGGAGAAGCTCATGACGCCGGCCCAGGTTTTCTACCTGCGTTACGGCTACATCTGGGCCCTGCTGCCGGTGACCGAGGGGATCATCCTGTTCATCGGAGGCTATTTCTCATGAAGGCGTCGACCGTTGCCGCGCTGCTGAGCGCCGATTTTGACGGGATCATCCATCCACCGCTGCCTCAGTTTCCGACGCCAGATGGCAACGGTGACGCCGAAGCTCCTCGCCTATGGCGCTCGGCCGACCTCAACCGGTTGCACGAACTCGAACTCGCCGTGCCTTACCGGCGCCGTGAGGATCATCTGTGGCTCTACCGCCTGACCGAGAAGGGTTGGGAGATGGCCGTCAAAACGGCCGCTGTGATTGCCACTGTAGAGAAGGAATTGGCCGCATGAACACCGTCTATCTGGCCGGGCCGATATCCGGGCTTTCGTATGCCGGCGCCACGGACTGGCGAGACACTGCGATCAACAGCCTCGCTGCTTCCGGCATAAAGGGCCTCTCGCCGATGCGGGCCAAGGAATATCTCCGTCACGTTGAGAGCGATGTCGGATTTTCTTCGACGTGCGAGGAATATGGTCACCTCTCGCCGCTGTCCGGGCCGCGCGGGATCATGACGCGCGACCGGTTCGACGCGACGCGCTGTGACGTGCTGCTGGTGAATCTCCTCGGCGCGGCGCGGCCGTCGATAGGTACTATTATGGAAATTGCCTGGGCAGACCTCTCCCGGACTCCGATTGTCGTCGCGATGGAACCAGGCAACCCGCACGAGCATGCCATGGTCAACGAGGCGATCGGTTTCCGTTGCGGATCGCTCGATGAGGCGCTGGACGTCGTCAAGGCGATTTTGGGGTGAGCCCGGCGCCGCGTCCTGCCGAAGATGCCGTTTGCTCGATTTGCGACGGTGGCCCCGGCAACGAATGCGCCTGCTCCTGCGGCCAGCGGATGTGGGACAGGGTTGAGTGCTGCCACCAAACGGTGCTGTCGCGCTGCCCAGGCTGCCCTCATGCTGAGTCAGCAGCGCGTCCCAAGACGATAATGTTCGAGCAAGGCGCAAGCGCTCGGATTGCCGGAAAGCAGAAATCCGAAAACCCATATACCACCTACTATAACCGGCGAGATTGGGACGATGGCTGGGATTCAGTCACGCCGTCCAACGGGTCTGGCGACTTCGCGTTCGGCAGCGCTGTCTGGCCCGGCATCTCAAAGGTTGTCGAGGAATGCGCTGAGGTCATCCAGGTCGCTGGCAAGCTCATGCAGCGTGGCGGCCGAACCGATCATTGGTCGGGCGATCTGCTCAAGATGATGATCGAGGAGCTGGGTGACTGTCAGGCTGCGATCGACATGCTGATAGAGCTCAACGACCGGGTTGATGCTGCAGCCGTGGAAGAGCGCCGCCGCGACAAGCGGCGCACGTTCCGCCGCTGGCACCAGGAAAACATGGGGAACCCCGCATCATGACCGTGCACGTAGTCGGCCTCCTCTTTGACGATAACATCACCAAGATCGCTCTCCGCCAGGTCGACGGGAAGCTCGACGGCGTGCGCGGCGTTGTGCGGCCCGGCGAAACATCAATGGAGGCGATCGACCGGGCCTGCGACGAGGCGATTGAACTCACCTTCAACCAATGGACTCAGATCGCCGTCCTCCGGTTACCGGATGCGATCATCCACTACTTCGCGGTGTTCGCGGTAGAGATCACTTTAGCCGAGAATGTGGAGTTCTATGACATGCCGGGGGCCGCGCAGCGGAGCGACCTCGGCGATCGGCTGCCGCTGATGATTTCGATCGCTACCGACCCGGCGATCCAGAAACCCGTCATGTTCAACCAAGGGGGAAGCGATGACGAGTAGGGCGCTCATCGCTGCGGCGGTGCTGCTGCTCAGCGCGTGCGATCCGGGACCCACGATCGAGCTTTCGGTGAATGCGTGGCGCTGCACGGCACAGCGCACGGAGAAGTATCTGCGACCCCAGCCAACTGGGAAGACGGTGATCATGATCCCGGATGTGCGAACCGTCTGCAGCCAATGGAGCAAGATGTGAGCGACAGTAAAATCGAGGTTCTCGACCACGGCTTCGTGCGCCTGGTCGACTCCATGGGTTCCGATCTATCGGTCGTCCGCGCGGCCCGCATCTCCTATGATGCGGCGTGGCGGGCAGGAGAAGACACGGGCTCCGATCGCCGGCTGATCAACTACCTCTGGAAGAACCACCACACGACCCCGTTCGAGGCGGTGACGTTCACCTTCGAGGTCAAGGCGCCGATCTTCGTGTTCCGCCAATGGCATCGCCACCGCACCTGGAGTTTTAACGAACTGAGCGCCCGGTATCGCGAGCTGCCCGAGGAATTCTATGTGCCGGTGCCAGAGATGATCGGGGTGCAGTCGGCGGCGTCGAAGCAGGCTCGCGTCGCGGTGGAGATGGACGATCGGGAGTACCGCGATCGAGCCTATCAGGTCGAACTGTTCAGGGCTCATTGTACGGGCGCGTTCGAGCGATACCGAGGTCTCCTTCATGCAGGCTGGCCCCGCGAGCTCGCGCGATCGGTGCTGCCGGTCAGCACCTACAGCCACATGTTCGCGACGGTTGATCTGCTGAACCTGCTCAAGTTCCTGACGCTGCGCTGTCACGAGCACGCCCAGCACGAGATCCGAGTTTACGCGGAGGCTATGCTGGATCTCGTCCGCGAAGTTGTTCCTGAATGTGTTGCTGCCTGGGAGTCGGGGCGATGACCAAGGAACAGGAACGCTTCGAAGCACTGGCGGATAAGCTCCTCAGTTTCGCTCGGAGTTCGGCATCCAAAGGCATCTCATCAGGGGTCAACCAAGTCGCTGCTGGACTGGCTTACCTTCATGCTCGCGGGGACATCATTCTACCGCCACCGGCAGCCCCGCCGCTCTTCCACTGGCTCGGCGCTGACGCCCCGACAGCATGAGAACGAGGCTCCTGCCAGAGATGTTATGGAAAATAGATCCCAAGGTCGAAGCCGCCCGCAAGCTGCCTGGTTGGGGTCCCTTCCACTATGCCTGTCAGCAGGAGCGCTTCTACTTCGATCACTGCGAAAAGCAGGGGCGCGAGTACAAGGTGCTCTGTTACTCAGTCGACGCACATTGGCACATCGTCCCGCTCGTCGAGGGTCGCGGGTCGGCTGTCCTCGACGCCTATCGCGACGCCCATGAGCGGTGCGGGCGGGCAACCACGGAAACTACGGCCGCGCTCGATACTCTGATCGCCGGGCCGCCGGCCGATGATTTCATGGAGATGCTGGGATGAACGTGCTCACAGGCTGTTCTGTCGATGGGTGCCACAAACCGCTGAAAGCACTAGGGTTATGCCGTTCCCATTATTTGCGGAACTGGCGCCACGGGGCACCGGAAGCAGGTGGACAAAGTAGAGGTTTCGCGACCGAGTTCATCCGCAGCCACATCAACTATAAGGGTGATGATTGCATCCTTTGGCCGTTTGCTCGGACGCCGACCGGATACGGAGTGGTTAGATATCCTGGATTACATGGCAACAACGCACATCGCGTGATGTGCATTCTCGCCCGCGGTGAGCCACCTTCGCCGGAGCTTGAGGCAGCCCATGAATGCGGGAACGGGCATCTCGGGTGCGTAAACCCAAAGCATCTGAAATGGAAAGAAAGGATCGATAATATCCGGGACAAAGCAGTACACGGAACACAACTTTGGGGTGATCTTATCCATTTTTCTAAGTTGACCCTAGAGCAAGCGCAGCGAGTAAAGTTCGGATCTGATCGTGGTACTGATCTTGCTAAAGAATTGTCAGTAACACCTGCAACAATTTACCGCATTAGGTCGGGGCATACTTGGAAAGGACTTATGCTATGACGGCGATCATGGTCGATCTGGAAACGTGGGGTAAAATCCCCGGCTCCGATATTCGCAGTATCGGCGCGGTCGTGTTCGACCCGGTCTCCGGGACTCTGAGCGACGAATTCTACGTGGCGGTGGATAATCCGGTTCGATCCGACGCGCGGCCTATATTCTCCGATCCCGGCGATCCAAACGCTGATCGGCGATACCTGCTGTTCCGCGACCCGGACACCGTTGCATGGTGGGCCGACCAGAGTCCCGAGGCGCAAGGGGCGTTCGATAACCCCGTCGATCTAAGGAAAGGTCTGCAGCTTTTCGCGAACTGGTGGACGAAACAGCACGACGGTGAGGGTTACTCGCGCTTCTGGGCGAAAGGCCCCCATTTCGACGAAGCGATATTGGCAGCCTGCTATCGGGCTGTCGATTTACCAGCTCCCTGGTCGTACCGCGCCCCACGGGACTGCCGCACGATCTATGAGGCGGCCGGTGGCGTCGAAATTCCTTTCGAGGGCACCCAACACAACGCTCTCGATGATGCCAAGCATCAGGCGCGGTGCGTGATCGAGGCATATCGGAAACTGCGTAAGCATGTAACCATGACGATCGACTGCAACACGGCGCCATATCGGGAATTGATCGCCGAACTCGTCGCTGCGCGGAGATACACCGATCAGCGCGTAACAGGACTGCTCGAAGCCAATAACCGCGAAGTCGAGCGACGGCGGACCGCCACTGGCCTGCTCCGGAAGGCTGGCGATTATATAGCTGACATCACGGGCGCCAGAGATCGCCCAGGTTCAGACAGCGCCGAAATTTGCGACGCCATCGACGAGTTCCTGGGATGAGCGATTATCGCGAATTGATGGCCCTGTACCACACCCGATGACTGCAGCCTCAACCACTAGCAACGGATGCGAAACATATGACAATTGCCATAGGAATTAGCGGTTTCGCCAAAGCGGGCAAGACCACCGTCGCCGAGTATATCGAGCGCCGCTACGGGGTGAAACGCCTCCATGTTGCCGAGCCGCTGCGCGATATGTTGCGCGTGCTGCTGCGCGCCAACGGTGTCGCCGAAGACATGATCGAGCGCTACCTTACCGGCGACCTTAAGGACGGCGTCGTTATCCCTGAGATCGGTCGCACGTCGCGCGAGCTGCAGATCACCCTCGGCACCGAATGGGGTAGAGAATGTGTGCATCCCAATCTCTGGGCGAAAACATGGTCGCGCTGTGCCTCACCGTTCTTCGCGGTAATGAATGACAGCGTTCGCTTCCCCAATGAGGAAGATGTTATCCGCGGCGAGCTCGGTGGCCTGACCATACTCGTCGAGCGCTTCGATACCCACCCCGTCTCCTATAAATGGGGCGCGGTTGGCCGCTGGCTCTACAACGTCTTCGGTTGCATGTGGGGTGTCCACGACAGCGAACGGACCGACCGGCTGAATCCGGACTTCATTTTGCGCAACAACGGTTCGCTTGAGGAGCTGTTCGAGCGCGTCGATGAAATCATCCAGGTCGAATTCGATATCGACCCCGTCGAGGTCGTTGCCGCGGCCTAACTTTCACCATATAGGTGAATTTCCATCCCATAAACCGGGAGACACCCGAGTCATGCCTTCTGCTACCCTGCCGACTGATTACCAGAGTTTCATTGCTTCCAGCCGCTATGCGCGGTTCTTGGAGTCGGAGGGGCGGCGCGAGCATTGGGACGAGACAATTGCCCGCTACTTCGATTATTTCGAAGACGACCTCAACCGGCGCCACAGCTACAAGGTGCCCGCGACGCTGCGCTCGGAGCTTCAGGATGCGGTGCTGAACCTTCACGTCATGCCGTCGATGCGCGCGCTGATGACCGCCGGCGAGGCGCTGCGGCGTGAGAATATAGCGGGTTACAATTGCAGCTATCTGCCGATCGACCGGCCGCGCGCCTTCGCCGAGATACTGTATATCCTGATGTGCGGCACCGGTGTCGGCTTCTCAGTCGAGCGCCAGGAGATCGCCAAGCTGCCGGCCGTGCCCGATTCATTCAGCCCGTCGGCATTGGAGATCGTCGTTGGTGACAGCAAGATGGGCTGGGCCATCGCATTCGATAGCTTGCTTGAATGCCTCTACGGCGGCACCATCCCGGACATCAATTATGACGCGATCCGCCCGGCCGGCGAGCGACTGATGACCTTCGGCGGCCGGGCGTCTGGGCCGGAGCCGCTGCGCGAACTGTTCGAGTTTGTGATCCGCTCCTTCCGTAATGCTGCGGGTCGCAAGCTAAACAGCCTCGAATGCCACGAGATTGCGACGAAAACCGGCGAGATCGTCGTCGTCGGCGGCGTGCGCCGCTCGGCCGAAATCAGCCTGTCCAACCTCTCGGACCTACGGATGCGCGACGCCAAGTCGGGTAATTGGTTCCTGGATAAGCCCCACTTGGCGCTCAGCAACAACAGCGTCGCCTATACTGAGAAGCCGGACGTTGGCGCGTTCATGGACGAATGGTCAGCGCTCTATCGCAGCCGATCGGGCGAACGGGGGATCTTCAACCGCCACGGTAGCGTTCAGAAGATGCTGCGCCTGGGTCGCCGGGACCATCGTTACGACTTCGGAACGAATCCATGCGGTGAGATTCTCTTACGTCCCCGCGGCCTCTGCAACCTCTCCGAAGCGGTCGCTCGGCTCGGCGACGGAGCGTCCGAGCTCAAGGAAAAGGTCCGGCTCGCGGCGATCCTCGGCACCTGGCAATCGACGCAGACCAGCTTCAATTTCGTCGAGCCAAGCTGGAAGGTGAACGCTGATGAGGAACGGCTGCTGGGTGTCTCGCTGACTGGCATCTACGATAATCGCTGGCTGCGCGGCGAGATGGGTATGGACACGCTGGAATCGCTGCTGCGGACGTTGAAATCCAAGGTTATCACCAGCAATCGGCTCGAAGCGCATGCGATCGGTATCAACCCGTCTGTCGCGACGACAACGGTGAAGCCGTCTGGCACCGTTTCGCAGCTCGTGAACAGCAGTTCAGGCATTCACCAAGGGCACGCCGAATATTACATCCGGCGCGTCCGCGGCGACAATAAGGACCCGATCACCCAGTTCATGAAGGATGCCGGTATCCCAGGCGAGCCTGATGTCAGCAAGCCCGACGCGATGACGGTGTTCAGTTTCCCGATGTGCGCGCGCGGTACCGTCACCCGAGACCAAGTCACTGCGGTCGACCATCTCGAACTGGTCCGGACTTACAACACCCATTGGTCCGAGCATGCGGTCTCCTGCACGATCAGCGTGCGCGAGCATGAGTGGCCTGCAGTCGGTGGCTGGGTTTATGACCATTTCGACGACCTGGCCGGTCTGTCGTTCCTGCCTCATTTTGCCGACGACAGCAGCTACGCCCAGATGCCGTTCGAAGCGATCACCAAGGAGCGCTATGGCGAGCTCTGCGCCGCCATGCCCATCTCGATCGACTGGGCGGATCTGGCACACTACGAGCGCGGCATCGACTCTGTTACCGCCACCAGGGAATTCGCGTGCGTGGGCAACAGCTGCGAAATCGTGGACGCACAGTCTCCGCTTGCGTGACCACTCTTTCAACTTTATGGTGATATTCAATAAACGGAGCGAGTCGATATGAGCGGCATTGGTCATAATTCTGGCGAAGATCCCCTGGACGACAAGGGCAGCATCGCATCGCAGGAGCTTCGGCTGTTTGTCGAGCGCGTCGAGCGGCTTGAGGAGGAAAAGAAAGGGATCGTCGATGACATCAAAGAGGTGATGTCAGAGATGAAGGGACGTGGCTACGACACGAAGATGGTCCGAAAACTTATCGCCATACGGAAGAAGAAGAAGGGTGAATATGAGGAAGAGCAGATGGTGCTCGATACCTACTTAGCCGCGCTCGGGATGATCTGATTTGTCTGACGCCGCCCTCTCCCATCTGCTGCGCGACGCCGCACCCGACAATCTGCGCATCCATATCTGGACCCGCGCCGGCGGCGGCTACCAGATCAATGTCAGCGAGCGCGGCAGCGGCTCCTGGACGGTAGTTCACGATGATGATCCGGCTCTGGGTCTTGCGGTCGCGCTGCGACAGCGGGGGAGCGGATCACCGGGCCGCAGGATTGCCCACAGCAGCGAGCCGACGTTCGATGCCCCGGATGTGCAGATTGACATTGAGGAGGCGATCGCGACCGCGGTGGACCCGTTCGAGGATATGCTTGGATGAGCAGCCCGTTCGCCGATTTGCCGGCCAACCACTTCGGCATGATAGAGGCCGATCCGGCCTGGGCCTGGACGAGTTACGCGGGGAAGGCTTCGGCGCCACACCGCACGGCTGACGCTCCCTACCCCGTGATGTCGCTCGACGAGATGAAGGCCCTCCCCGTGGCCGACCTCGCAGCTAAAGATTGTCTGCTGAATATGTGGGTGATCGGCAGTCACCTCGACCAGGCGATTGAGCTCGGCCGGCACTGGGGATTCCTATTCAAGAGCGATGGCTTCATCTGGGTTAAAACTGGCAAGCACGATGCGACCCTGCGACCGATCGGCATGGGCAAGTGGGTGCGAAAGCAGGTCGAGTATAGCTTGATCTTCAGCCGCGGGAAGCCGAGCCGGACTGATGCCGGGGTTCGCCAGCTTATCGAGACGGGCGAAAATGTGATCTATGCGCCGAAGCGCGAGCACAGCCGCAAACCCGAAGAGCGCTACGAGAGAATCGAGCGCCTAGTGTCCGGGCCCTACGTCGAATTATTCGCTAGGGAAACCAGGCGCGGATGGTCCTGCTGGGGAAACGAGACATCGAAATTCGACGATCCCTTCGAGCGCATGCTGGGATGATAGGTTTTTTCCTATTACGGGTTGCATTGTAGGAACAGATAGGGAACTTTAGACGGCGAAATGTTCGATTCGCGTAAACCAGAAGAGCGCAGGCGCGATAAATCGTCTCCGCAACAATCCCTAGAGGGAGGGCATCGGCCTCTACGAAACCGGCCGAAAAATAAGACGAAAGTCGAACAGTGCGGCGCAGCATTTCAACTCACCTTAGTATTTTCAACTTGAGTGAGTCCACTTTTCTGCCTATTCAACCGGAACCTATTCACGGGGAGAGTGTTATGAACGATTCACTTACCGCCAATCCGCCATCGAATCCGCAAGTAGCGGATCTGAGCTTCGTTACGTTCCGGAACGGCAAATGTGACATGTGGACACCTGAGCGCCCCGCCGATCGCGCCCAAGCGATTGAGATGGGTAAGGATTATGCCAGGGAAATGCTGGTGATGATCAGGGAGACCGACAATCCGCTCATTTTTGGAGCGGTCATCCGCACGATGACGAGCAACGGATTATGGGGCCCAGTCGAGATGGGGTTCTGCTCGGTCCTCGGCATCGAGTTGCTGGGCGCCTTCAGCTTGTGAAGCCACGTTGAAGGGCGGCTCAGGCCGCCCGGTTTCACGAGATCATTGCGATGTCACATCGTGTTCGCTGGATTTCACCATAATCGCGGTGATAGGTGATTACATTCATGTCACGGCCAGAGCGATACCCTTGCCCAGCGTGCCAGGCATCTTTCGCAGCCAGAGTGCGAAAGGTCTCGACGATGACGCCGGGATGCTCTTTCGCCGACCAATGGTGGATGTGACCGCATAGCCAATAGCGGTGAACAGTTTCACCCCAATCAACCGCTCGATCCGTGGCCATGAGCAAAGGGAGCTCGCCAGATTTGCAAGCGTGCCCATGGTGGCTCCCGATCAGGACTCGGCCAAAGCGCATATATTTGTAGAGCGACGGTGACATATCCACGATCACGCGAGGCTGGTCGTTAAACCACGCATTGAGCGCTATGGCGAGAAGCTGGGAGATGTGGGGATCATGGTTGCCAGGCATCATCCACGCGTGGACCCGATCGTGCTTTTCCAGTAGCCGCCGCACACAGTAGACGATCGCCCGAAGCCCGACCTGGGCAATCTTACCAAAGCGACTGTCAACATCGAGTTTGTTGCCGTGACCTGGTGTTTCGTTGCGCGAGTCGTCGGCATGGAAGAAATCGCCAAGGTTGAGCAGCAACGCGGTCTTTGCGGCCGGCGCGGCCGATACGAGGCGATCAATAGCCGTACAGGTTATCCGCTCGGCTTCCTTGAGATCGAAATCATCACCGGTTTCGGCCGCCCAGCTATGCAGCCCGAAATGCGGATCTCCCATCGGGTACACCGCTAGGAGGTCTTCGTCAGTGGTCGCTGGGGGAGGCGTAAGCGGTGCCAGTCCTCGGACACCCTCTGTCGTCAGCCAGTCGACGAACTCGGCGATGATCTGCTGCTGCCAGTCATTGTCGCGTACCGACTTGACCCACTGCCCGCGGGCAACCCCGTCGCTATCGTAATAGGTGCTGACTCCCTTGACTGTGAAGCCGTCGGGGACGGTCTTCTTCATGTCATGTTCGGGACTGTGACCCTGCAGAGCAGCCTTCTTCCTGACGGCCGCGATGGATCGACCAACAGCACTCGGATGGACACCAAACCGCGCGGCCACGGCCTTGGCGCTACCTAGCTCAATGAGCGCATCGATATATTCAGCCTGACGTGGCGCCGCCCAGCGTTTGAGCTCGGCGTCGATTTTCAGTGCGACCATGGTGACGGTCTCCTATTTGGAGAGATCGTCGTCCTGATGCTGGCGGGATGTGATCCTGCGATAGAGGACGATCGAGGAATCAATGATCCGGATGATCATCCAGATCACGGTTAGAATGGTCGCAAGCTGCGGTAGCACGTCCAGAAACACGGCGAGCAGCGTACCTACCGCGGCGAAATCGGTGGACAGCTTGAGCGTTTCGGCATGTTCCTGGACATATTGTATCACCACGCTGGCGCCATCCTTCACTTTTCAGCGCGCGGGCAGCCCGCGACGACGGTTTCAAGGTCATTGAGCCGCGTAACGCGTAGGGGTCGCCCGGCTGCGAAAAGCTGGTAGCGTTCAGCGGCACTTGGCGCGCTGCGCAGAGCCTCGTCGCTATCTGGATAGATCGGAGCCGGTCCCAGGTAGGCCGGTACGCACGGGCTGGAAACCGGAACCGGGCGATCGACCGTAACAATGCGTTCGGGCGGCCTAGCCTGATCATGAGCGCACCCGGTGAGAAAAAGCGCGAACCCGCAGGCAAAGACCGGCATCCAGATCATCGATAGGCGACGGATCATTTCAGGCTCTCCAGAACACGGGCGTCGATATCGCGGATCTGCGCTTCGAGCGTGTCACCCGTTGGCTTCGTCGCGAGGATAGACCCGGATGAACGGCGTGCCCGCTCACGATCGCGCTCGGCCGCTGCAAGCCGGTTGCTGGTTTCTGCCAGGCGCGCGGCATCGGTAGCTGCCTTGGCATCGAGTTCGGCTCGTGTGCGGGCGAGCGCGATCCGAAGCGTGGCGACATTGGTGTCTGACTGGGCGAGCTGGACCACCAGGCCGGTGTCGCGGTTGTTGATGCGATCGTCGAGGGCGCGGTTCTGCCGCTTGACCTGACCGAGATCGATCCGGGTCGTGATCAGGAGGAAGCCCAAAATTAGGGTTCCGGCCACTCCCGCGACGCCGGCGATCTTGAAGCCGAGACTTCCGAGCAGACGGGCTACAGCTGTAGTGATCATAGTGGAAACTCCGGTAGATCGACCGTCTGGCCCGCGAGCGCATGCGTGCTGTCGCCGCAAAACTCGATCCGTCCGCCCCGCACGAAGCTGTGGCACCGCTTCGTCAGGCCGGGCCAAGTGACAAGGATCGACGGCGAAAAGGTCGGGGCGGCTGCGTTGCCGTCATATTCCCATCGTGGCCCTCTGGCTGGGTCGGCAACGCCGACGCCGTGGGGCTTGTCACAACCTGGGCAGTGGAACCACATTTCCCCCTCATGCTCGCGCAGGAGTGGTGACGGTTTCGCCATATCAGCGAACGCCGTCAT